GGATTACCATCATTTTCACAATGAGTAAAATTATAATTTTTACCAGCTTCAAATTTACATAATTGTATGTTTTGATCCAAGCCCCACTCAGGTAAACACTCATGAAACAATTTATATTCTTTTAAATATTCTTTAACACCATTCATTATAGTGTCTCCTAATCCCCAAAAAGCATCATTTCTATTTATTGTAAGTGACAATTCTAAATTTTGTAAAATATTTTTACCTGCACCACCAGGTTTGGATAAATTTTTATTGTTTTCAAAAAAATCAATTAATTGTTCGCAAGCTATTTTAGGATATGAATTTTCTTTTAAAAATATAAAGTTCATTTTTTTTTCTATTAACATAAAAAAAGGGGCGATGCAAATGCACCGCCCCTCAAATTAATACTTCAATTAGTATTTAAACTATTAAGAAGTTGGTAAGTTTCCGTTACCAAATACACATCTTGGATCAGAAAATCCGAATGAGTATCTCTCTCTAGCTTTAAATCTAACGTTACCAGTATCAAAGTCACCTTCCATCGCTGTTTTGATTGGTGATCTAACGAACATTTTAAATCCATTAGGTACATCAGTCATTATGAAGTATGAGTCTGTGTCAGTTAAAAAGTTATTAACTCTGTAACCTTGTGGAACCATACCCATAGAAGCGATAGCGTTGATGTCATTGTCAGCTGTGCCGACTCTTTGTGGAGACTTCATTAATCTCTCAGCTGTAAATTGTAATTCTTTTGGAATTATCATTTTTACACCTTGAGAAGCGATTTTTAAGCCTCTTTCATCAACAAAAGCACCGATATCGATTAGAGATTGCTCTAATGATGTCTCGTTAAGGTCTGCAGCAGTTGAAAGAACATTTGAAAAAGTTCCACCAGTTGCTAATGGGTGAGAAGAGTTTATTAATGAAACTCCATCACCACCAGTTACTGATGTTACTTGACCGTTGTTCAATACGTTTGCAGCTTTAACTTGCTTCGTATTTGACATTGATCTTGCAAGAGCTCTTGTGTATCTCGCTGCAAGTCTGTCGTATAGGTTATCTTCGATAGCTTCCTCAGTAATAGAGAATGCTAAAGCGATTGTTTCGTGATTGTATCTAGCAGTGAATGTTTCGTTTGCTTGATCAAACACAACTCCAGCACCTTCTTGTTTAACTGGTGCAGAAGCGAAACCACTTAACATTACTTCTTCTTCAAAAGCTCTGTCAGATGTTTCTGTTGTATAAATCTCAGCATGCTGATTTTCATACCTTTTATATTCCAGGCCGAATAAAGCGTTCAAACCTGGCTCTAGTTCTTTGACTAGTTGTGATCGTGATATAGCCATGATTTATCCTCCTTATGCTATTCCTGTACCACTTCTGTAGAAGTGATTGTTTATTCTTACAAGTATATTCGCGTTTGACGTAGCTGTATCGCTGTTGTCTGGGTCCTGCGAAATATCTAACGCTTGTACAGCGAAAGTTGTCGTAGTTCCAGAAGCACTTACATCTAGTTGTACTTTCGAAATACCTGTTTGTGTTACACCTGTCGTATTTGTAACAGAGTAGTTTTTAAATAGATCTGCTCTTGTAAACGCTTCATCAGCATCCATTAAGAAAACAGCATCTGGGTCATCAACAACAAAAGCTGTGATGTCGTCAGAAGCCACACTACCTGGGTAGTAATTCTTATATGTTGGCTTTGAAGTCGTTGGATCTGTATAAAACACTCCGTTAAACACGCCCACAACAGCTGTACCGTTTCCAGCAGTATGTCTTTCAATGTTACCAGCTGATGTTGGGATTACCAAATCACCTTGATAAATTGCAGTGCCATAGTTGTTTTTAACAGTATATCTGTTTTGAGCTCCTACTAATGGTGTACCGTCTAGTTTTCTGTACGGTCTTAGACCGAACTTTTCACTTACGTTTGCCATGTATTTACCTCTCTTTTAACGTTATGTTTTTAAGACCGTGTAGCAATAGCAAAAAAATTAATTTTTGCGACTACCACCAAAGGTCACTTTAGACTGCCTCTCAATATTGATTGGCATGTCTGGATGTTGTTCCTTCATCAAATCCTGATCAACCGCGTTCATTCTATCTTGAGTAATTTTCTTAAAATACTCTGCACGGCTTTTGAGAATCTCTAAAGGTATTCTCCCCAACACAAGGCCTCCAATTCCGACTAACCCCTGATGTTTTCCTTCAGTCATGACTGGGTAATCATTTTCACCGATTTCACTTAAAAGTGTATCAGCTCTAACGAATTCCCAACCTTCTCGAAGTTTTCTAGACACGTTACCCGTGTCTTCGAAACCCTGAACAGTTACTCTTATCCATCGATGAGCGAAACCGTTCGGAGCAGGTGGTGCATCCAAACTGGATGATGGAGTCCAATCTTTTTTTCTCTCGACTTTTTTTCGAGAATCAGACTCGCGTGAAGTTCTTATCTTTTGCATTAGTTTCCTCCCTTCACGAATTTTGCGTATTCCTCTAGTGGCACCCCTAATTTCTTAGCGATTACTACCTGCGATTTGGTGAGTTTCACAGACTTGCGTCCTCCTTGTCTTCGACTTACCCCAGCAACGTTTTGGACGGGTTGCTTAGTTGAGGGTTCTTTAGCAGTCGAATCCTGGGCAAACTTTTGAGGGAAATACTCCTTCATTCGTTTGTTAATGTTATTATAATACTCATCACTTTCAGATTCAATACCTTCCCCTAAGAGATCTTCATGAATACTCATTGCAGCACCAGTCATTACTCTATCTGTGCCAAACCATTCATTTTTAGAAGCCCAATCTTGAGCTTTCTTACTGATCTTAACAGGTTCTTCACCTGGTATTTTATCATCTTTTGATGAATCTTGTTCTTTTGCTTTTTGTTTTTTCTGAGATTCTCTTTCAGCTAATGTTAAATTAACCTTTTCATTTTCTACGGCTAATTTAGTTAATTGTTGGTTAATCTCAGCTACTTTTTCAGAATCCGAAGCATCTAAAGCTTCTTTCATAGACTTTTTAAGTTTGTCTTGCTCTGAAGTAACTCTAGCTTGGATTTCTTTTAAGTAATTATTATCAGTAGTATCTAATTTTTCTTCAATACCACTAAATTTTTTCTTGAGTCCCTTAGCATAACTTAAAGCAGCTTTTTCTCTTCTCTCTGCCTCTTTTGCTTGAAAGACTAACTCGTTGATTCTTTTTTGATAACCTGTTTGTCTATCTTTTAAGTTATCAGGTTTAGTTTCAACTGGTTTTTCTTCAACGTTTTCTTCAACTTCTACTTTGGCTTCTTCCTTTTCTTCAGGTTTTTCTTCCTCAGTTTTCGTCTCTTGATTAACGTCTGTGTAACCCAGGTCCACGTCTTCTTTTTTTTGAAATGCTGGATCTGGTTCTTTTGGTTGGTCAACACTTACAGATTCCTCATTGACTCCATCAGTGTCGAGCTCAACTTCTTGTTGAGTCTTTTGTTCTTCTGCCATTTTACCTCCTAGTAATGGTGCAAAATATCAGCGGGATTGGTGATTGTTGCGATGACTTCATCATCGTTGATTATACGCACTTCTCCGCCTTCTATTTTGAATCGGGAACCCGCGTATCTTCCAAAAATAATCCAATCTTTTTCATTACACCATCTGCCTAAAGGAAATTTTTCTTTGTCTCTATAACAAAGATTTCCCTGTTTAAGCACAAGGCCAACGACTGTTGTTAATTGAATTGTCTCTTGGGTTTTATCACTTAAGAGAATACCACCCTTTGTTTTTGTGGGACCAGCATAAGGTAGAATTAACATTCTATACCCTGTTGGTGTAGGTAATCTTTCTAAAAGTGATTTATCTATCGATTTTTCGTCTAAGACTTTTGAGACGACTTTTTCGTCTTTGTAAACCTTCTCAATGCCTTTAGTCCGTTTCGGTAGCTCCGTGGACTCCGTCATTTATTGCTCCTGTTTTTCATACAAGTCTTTAAGATCTTGTAGCAAATCCTCAAGGGATTTGATTTGTCCTCTAATATAGTGAAGCTGATTGAGATTGTCAACATCACGTACTAAAACTTCCGTTAATCTTTTTTTTCTTCTCTCTACTAGATTTTTGATTTGTTCGTGTAAAAAAGGGTCCATATTTATTTAATCCAAGGATAATTACCATCTGGGTATTGTTCACTCATGTGTTTATGACCTGCTAAATACCACTGTTTTGCATATTCTAATTGTTTATCTGTACCACGATTTAATTTAAAATTCAAAGTATATTCATTAGTACAAGCATAGTTTGGGTATTTTCTTTTAAAAGTATCAAATATATATTTATCTGTTCTTTCATTTAACTCTCTAGACATGGGTAAGGAACTAGCTATATCGTAAGCCATTTTTCTTGGGATACAATAACTTTGACCATCAACAAATATATATCCAGGATTATTCCAAACTTCATGAAACCCTATACTTTCAAAAATATCTTTGCAGATAAAGTTACCGTTTTTGTCCCAAATACTTCTTAAAGTAAAAACCCAATCAGGTTTTTTTTCAATATACGTTTTTAGAATTGCAGATGCATGCCAAGGTTCAAACCAATCACCACATCCTATTGATTGCCAATAATCATAATTAATGGAGTACATTGCACTAGCAACTAGTAATTCAGGTCTACCCTTGGTTACTTTTTCAGGAAATCTGTAATGTAGAACTTTTTTTGGTTTGAGTTGTTTTAATATTTCATTAATTTTTTCATGACCTTCTTCGCTATCAGTTCCAATAGTAGTTTTACAGTTTGGATAATTTTGTTTTTGTATACTTTCGATGGTTTTGATTATGGAGCTTTCACCTTTGCTAGGTATAAAAAAGTTAATTAATGACATGTTTGACGTTTTTATAATTAAATTCTTCGTCTGTCAAATAAACTCCTGTTTTTACAAAATCCTTAAGTTTCTTTGGATTAATATGGCGGCCATCTTTATACAATTTTTTGTCATGAGGAAATAAATACTTGATTTCTTCATATCCAAAACCAGCTTCAGCCGCTGCATTAGACATAAGTCTTTCTCTAGCTGTTTTTTTAGAATTAAATAAATCTTCTGGACCTTTGCGATCTTGGAAACCAACTGAATTACCATCTAAATCATTTGAAGTATCTGGATGATATAATTTTACATCTTTAGAATTTAGCATTCCTAATCTTTTTTCCAAAGATTCACAAACATAAAAAAACACACTTTCAGTGCACCATGATCTAAACACATCTGGTATAAGCTTATTAAAATTATCTAACAAAATTTTATCAAACATACAAAAATGACAATTAAATGCTTCACCAGCTTTGAATGTAACATCCTGACCAGAAGCTAAAACTTTCTCATACTTTTGAAAATTAGGAGGTAAGCAGTCGCCAGTAACAAAAGCACCAGTCATAGCATTATTATTTTCAATATGAAATTTTTTAACTTTAGGAATAATATCTTTATTATCTTTTGGATTTACGTCAGAAGCTGTGTAAACAAAATATTTATAATTTGGATAAAGTTTACAATTAAAATTAAAAGTAACATTTACTGGAAGTATATCTTCAATAAAAGTAATTTTATGGTCTTTATATTTTTCTTTTAATATTTTTTTAGATTCTTCAAACTGCACATTACAAGCAGAAATACATAAATCAAAATGTTGTTTTTGTTTTAACCAGTCATCAATATTTTTTTGCCAGGTCTCGATATTATTTTTTCTTAAACCACATAAATTGTAAACCAACAATGTGTCGGGCATTATTTTTTGCCGTTTCTAAATATCTGTGTTCCCTT